CTTTCATATGGAAGAATAAACCAATAAAGAAACAATGAACAGAACTATATGGATAAATCCACCCGAACAACGAGTGGATTTTTACATAAGTAAATGTATTAAAATAATTAAACCAAGATACGCAGCATACGACGCAGAGGCTCTGCTGCTCCCCACAGCAATTGGTCACCGACAGTAAAAGCAGACAAATACTCTGGGCCCATATTCAGTTTACGTAAACGCCCTACAGGAGTATTCAAAGTTCCCGTTACCGCCGCCGGGGTTAATTCGCGCATACTCAATTCGCGATCATTTGGAATAACACGAACCCAGTCATTATGCGCAGCCAATAATTGCTCAATTTCAGGAATCGAAATATCTTTTTTCAATTTCAGAGTAAATGCCTGACTATGGCAACGCAGCGCCCCAATACGTACACACAAGCCATCCACGGTAATGATGTTATTACCAGTATTGAGGATCTTGTTGGTTTCTGCCTGACCTTTCCACTCTTCACGGCTTTGGCCGTTATCAAGTTGTTTATCAATCCACGGAATCAAACTACCTGCCAACGGCACGCCAAATTGCTCAGTTGACATAACTCCACTACGGGTAAAATCCGTTACCTTTTTTTCAATATCCAGAATAGCCGATGCCGGATCTTGCAGCTCTTTTGCTACCTGGGTATGTAGAGCTCCCATCTGAACCAGAAGTTCACGCATATGACGAGCGCCCGCACCAGAAGCTGCCTGATAAGTTGCAACAGAAGCCCATTCAACCAAATTATTAGCAAACAAACCGCCCAAAGACATCAGCATTAGGCTAACGGTACAATTACCACCAACAAAAGTTTTTATGCCTTCATTAAGACCTTGCTGAATATGCGCATGGTTAACTGGATCAAGAATAATGATGGAATCATCATTCATACGCAGTGCTGACGCTGCATCAATCCAATATCCCTGCCAACCTGTTGCTCTTAACTTTGGATAAATCTCATTAGTATAATCTCCCCCCTGACAGCTAATAATAATATCCAAAGCACCAAGAGCTTCGATATCGAAAGCATTCTGTAACGTACCTTGCTGACCAGTAAAATCAGGTGCTGGCTGTCCGTGTTGTGATGTCGAGAAGAATACCGGACGAATAACATCAAAATCCCGCTCTTCAATCATACGCTGCATTAATACTGAGCCGACCATCCCGCGCCAGCCGATAAAGCCCACATTTTTCATCATTATTGTCCTACTTCGGTGAGTGTTGATTCAGTGATTCTGATTACACCAAAGCTGACAAAATATGACCAAGGACGCAAGTGAATTTATTAACTAATTCACAAGAGTATAGTAGTTAAAAAGGCACAGAAACAAATCTAATATACATAAAAAAGCCACCTTTCGGTGGCAAAACGTCTGCAACTAGCTTTTAATTTTCAAATCAAACTTAGTTGGCTCTTTGATTTTTCTTTAGGATGAGGCTTGACGCTCGCCACTTCACCCGGCTTAGAAATAAAACGCACAAATGTTTCATGACTGACAAACGTTGCACCACAATTGATGTTTTGACATTGGTTGTAACGTTCTTTTGTCTGGCAGGAATGTTCAAAGCTGCTGCGAGCATGAGCTGCTTTACCACAGAGAGGACATTTGATCATATTCTTTACCCTTATTTAATACACAATCTCATCACGTGAACATTATAACATAAGATCTCAATTAGAGAACAATCATTTCATATCGAGATCATTAACTTTTACTTCTAACTCCAGCTGTGTTGTAAAACCTCCTTGATTTATCGTGTGAGTAACCTTTGTTATCGTCCACTCTGCCGCATCTATTTCTGGTTTAAAGCCAACAACTTTCACCGGTGTTTCCGGGTAGAGGTCAGCACGCCCCAAAGCCAGTTGAATAGAAAATGATGCCGTCCCCCTCTGCATTTTCTCCCAAGCAGCTCTGGCAGCACGCTCAGCACTGGCTTTATCAGAATAAATATGAGAAAGCACTAAGACATTATCTTCACTGCCTACCAGATAGTCCGTTTCCTTATTTATACTTTTTGATCGAGAAAATTGCATAGAGGTAGTCTGTTCCCCCTTCAAATGGATCTCCCCTTTACCTCCTCCTTTCGATTTAACGTATTCCATGGAGGTTTTCTGTTTCCTTTCCAGCTTCCCTTCCTGTTTTTCCTTTCCTTTCACCTTCGAATGGATTTCTTCTTTATGCTTATTTTCTGATTCACCGCGTCTAACAGAAACTGTCTGTTTTTTCTTTGGGTTACGCGTATCCTGCCACTGTGCCCTCACAACGGTATAAGCCTGGCGATCAGCTAAAGAGAATTGATGACTATCCCCAGACTTACGATCTATCACCACAACAGGGATCTCTTTACCACTGACCGTTTTATTCTGTCCCTGCCGAATAAAGATCAATCTGCCACCTTTTATAGAAGAGATAATCCCTTCCCGCTTTGCTAACCGGGTCAGGAAGCTGCTATCAGATTCATTTGTCTGATCAATATGGATAGTGATGTTCTCAATATCTTTACCTACGGAAGCTTTCAGGTTATTTCTGGCTGCAATCGTACGGACAATTTCTCCAATCTTTCCATGATGAGACTCTTCGTGCTTCTTATTGCTTACCCCACGAAAATCAGCACTGCGAGCACGGATAGTCAGCCTATCCGGAGCACCACTGTGTTCAATCTCATCAACGGTAAATTTACCTTTAGGAACCAATGGATACCCATGCCAGCCTAATTCCAGCGATAGGACATTTCCCCTGGAAGGCAGTTTTAGCATATTGTCTGCATCATCCAGCTCGATATCGAGCTGGTCAGCCTCCAAACCACGATTATCTGTCATTGTCAACGACATCAAACGCGATTGAATACCCCTACTGATATCCTTGTTATCAATTTCCAGAAGAAATGCAGGAACACTATTTTTTCCTGTCACCAGATCTAGTTTCGGTATCCAATCCAAATCAGGAATCCAGTCCATTTTCTGCATTATGAAAATACCCCCTTGACTTTATTTACCAGTTTATCTTTGATACCAGGAAGCTTATCTTTAATATCAGAAAGCTGATCCCGCAAGTCACCGAACATCTCAAATAGAGATTCATCCACTCGCCGTAATGTCAGGGTAAACTCTATCTTGCGGGCAGCCCCATCTGAAAAAAATTCAGTTTTTGTCTCGTCGATACTTTCAATGACAAACATGCCGTAAATCGCACCATTGCCACCAATAAAAGACCAAGCTTTGCCACTGTCAGCCATAAGCTTGAGAGCCAACAATGACAAACTTCCACCTGTAAGTTCGGGGTGTAATGTTCCAGAAAGCGTAATAGTGTCATTCTCTGGTCCCAAAAATTGCCAAGCAGGCCGTATTCCAACTCGACTATTAAAAGCATGTCTCCATGACTGTCTATATTGAAAATTTTGATATGGTGTGGTTTTCAGCATAAAAACAAATAAACCCAATGCAGCCATCATATTAAAAATCCTCCCTGTCAGAGAACGAACTACGTAAACGAGCCTGTTGCATACGCTCCCGCTGCTCAAGCTCATGCCTGACCATACGGGCAATATCCTGTGCGGATTGTCCCGGCGAACCATAGACATAAATGTGATACTGTGGTGCTTCGCGATGTTGCTGCGGCTGATTTCTTTCCGCTCTTTCCTGAACTTCAGAGTAGGCATGAACCGGCAAACTCTGGAAATGCAATGGAGCAGTTTGAGCAGCAGCCATAAATGGCATCATTGCCCCCACTGATAGCCCTAGCGCAGCATATGCAGCCGTTTTTCTCCGGCTAGTAACATTCACAGGGCCTCTTATAATTTCAGGTCCATATTCACCGACAATGCCAAACCGTCCAGCAGGAATAATGCCGCCTTTATCGTGGGCAGTAGCAGCAATTACTGTAGCTGCATCAGAACTAGTACTACTATTAGTGACTTCCTGTGATGCTTTTACCGCGACTTCAGCTTTTGAGTCTCCTTTCAACCACGACTTAAACCAGTCAGTAATGGAAAAAAATTTATTTTTTACTGATTCCCATTTTTCTATAATTCCTTCTAATAGGCCGTCAATCATTTCAGATCCAAACTTCCGCAAGTTTCCTGGCATACCTTTCATGAAATTGACAATCTCATCCCAATTCTGGTAAATAACGCCTATTAAGCTGTTATTTATGAAAAAGTTTTTAATATTTTCCACAGCATTACTGAATACATTTGTAATACCTTCCCAAAGCTGAGCTAACTTAGGCCCCAATGACTCCCAGTTCTGCCAAATATAGACAGCTGCCATTGCAATCAAACCAATAACAGCAAGGATTGGATTTGCCATCATTAAACGACCAACAAGCATCATGGTGCGTCCCAATATACTGAGAGCATTACCTAAAAGACTGAAAGCTCGTACACCCACCCTCCCCAGTATTTGCAAGGCATTACCTACTGGTTCAATGACCTTTGAGATTACACTCCTCAGCGAGCCAAAGATTGTTCTTAAACCAGCCCCTGCACTTCTCAGTCTAGTGAAACTGGATATTGCCACTTCTACCATTGACAACAATGCACCAATTACTTGCAGCAATACGCCGAATACAGCCACACCCCCACCTACGGCCATTGTGACAGTTGCAATAGTAGAAACCAGCTGAGGATTGGCTTCCATCCACGCTCCAATTTTGTCAACAACTATCGTTATTTTCTGAGTAACTCCCCTTAAAGGGCTATCTACACCAGAAAAAATTTGAATGCCCAAATCACGCCAAGCGGCATTAAGTTTTTGGATATCACCTTCAAGGTTATTTGTTATTTCAGATGCTGCTTTTTGAGCTGTTCCATCCATTTGCGGGCTTTTCAGCTTACCAATCTCAGTCTGTAATCCTCCTGTCCCGGCTTGGCTAGCCAATACGCCTAAAGCAGGAGCTGCATCATCACCACCAATCGCATTAAGATAATTGTCACGTTGTGCTTGATTCAAAGAACGAGTTTTATTATCCAACTCAGCCAAGATATCAGGTAATTCCCGTAGATTACCTTCAGCATCATGCGTCTTGATATTGAGTTGTTCCAATGCCTCTGCTGCAATTTTGGGAGGATTTGCCAACCGCCCTAAAATATCTTCCAGAGCACCTCCTGCTGCTACCCCATTAATATTGGCGTATGATAGTTTTCCGATAGCAGCAGCTACAGTTTCAAAATCAGTCCCTAATGATGTCGCTTTTGGGCCAACATATTGTATGGCATCACCCAGAGCAGCCAGTGTAGTTCTAGAACCAATAAGAGTGGCTGCCATCACGTCATTGGCATGGCTCATATCTTTAGACTGTAACTTAAAACTAGCCAACGCATTCACACCAATCTCAGCAGTAGCAGCTAGATCCATACCGCTAACTCGAGACATAGCTATCGTGCTAGGCATCATATTTTTTATCTGTTCTGGTGTATAACTCGCTGAAGCATAAGCAAGATGCCCTTGAGCAACTTGGTTAACTGAAAGCCCACTACTTTTACTCTCTTCCCGAATTTGTTTACGTTGCATAACGTATTCAGGAGAATCTTTTCCAACATTAGTGAGCACCTGAAGTCTGGACATTAAGGGTTCTAATTCATAACCCGGCATCACTATATTTTTGCCGGTTTCCAGCATCTTAAGCCCGGTTGACTTTGCTTTTTCGCCTGTGTTCGTAATACGCTCACCAAACGCCCGAACCCTACCAAGACGACCACCACCTCTACTCTCTTTATTTCGATTATTAGTAGATACACCTCCTTGTGTGCAATTCGAGGCAGGTTGAAGTTTATCAACAGACTTATTTAACGATTTAATATCGTCGCGAATTCGCGTAGTTTCCTGTGCATATTTTACAATCGGCTTAAGATCATTAATTGACTGATTTAATAACTTAAATTCGTTGATAATTAGCCAAATTAAACCTCGATTGTCTTTACTTCCTTCACTTTTGGTTTGTACAATTCCCTGTGTATTATTCTGAATAAAATTAAATTCACTAACTGACTTATTAATCAACTTAAAATCATTGCGAATCTGCACAGTCTCTTTCGTATTACTTTGAATAGACAGAGATTTATTAACCAACCGATTAAGCAATTTAAAATCAGTTCTAGTATTTATCTGCGTAGTTTCCTGCGCATATTTTAGAATAGGCTTGATACCATTAACGGACTGATTTAACAGCTTGAATTCACCTCGAATTTTCCAAACCGAATCTATCAGCTTTTTGTTGTCTCGTTGAACGGATTTAAAGGAGTGGGTCAGCTTACCAACAGCACTTATAACTGTTTTCAGCTGTAATTGTATATTACTCATTTTCTGCACCACTTCGTAAGATAGCCCTATGTCGCCAGTCCAGTAATTCTGGCAGTGACATTTCGTCTGTCACAACCGGAGACCAGTGAAAAACGGTGGCAATATCTGCCACCAATTCATCTACTGTTAGTCGTTCTGGGAACCGGACTTGACCGACTTCGGCAACAAAAAATTGACCACCTCCACACTGAGATTAATCAGATCACCAGGTGCCATTATCAGCAGCTCGCTTTTTGTTAGTGCTGGTGTGGTAATGCGCGGCAAAACCAGCACCATAGAATCCACATCCATCTCCAACAGTGCTTGTAACCGAGCGCCACGCAACGCACCACTGTTAGGTTTACGTACAACCACTTCCGTGATATCACTATTGCCACGCACCAGTGGTTCTTCCAATGCTATTGTTTTCTGATCGTCGTTTTGAGTAATTAGTGTTTCTGTCATGGTTCAACCTTGTTTATCCGATTAAGACCTATCCCATCAAGCATTATTAATATGGATAAATAGCCTGATGAGATAGGGTATAAATTACAGACCGATAGCGCGGCGATGTTGCGCCAGACGATCTACTCCGCCGACTTTTTCAACCATATTGATGGTGTCTATTTCGATCAAAACTTCCCCATCCCATGTCAGTTTAAAATAAGTGTTTTTAGCGGTAATTTTAGTCTGGGTGTTATCTCCCTGCTTATAAGTGCCGTGATCAAACTCTTGGAAACGACCACGCATCACAACTTCAACAGCAACAATGTCACCAGTATCATCGCGCTGGCAAGAGCCTGCAAAACGCAGCATGACACCATCCGCTTTCGCCATACCCCATTGCTTATAGAGCTGAGACTCCATACCACCTAAAGTGAATTCCGCATCTAATGCGCCCTCATCTAGGCCTAAATCCACCATTGCGCTGCCGCTCATCCCACCGCCGCGATAGGCTTCCAACTTACGGCTTAGCTTAGGCAAAGTAAGTTCTTCTACTATTCCCTGATAGTTATTGCCATCATTAAACAAGTTCAAGTATTTAAGTTTGCGAGGTAATGCCATCAGTGCCCCCTTAGCTGTTGATGCTTTTCGCGAAATCCATTAAGTAACTATCTGTAATACGCTGGCGTAACATCATGTTTTCCAGTGGCGGTACAGGCGTGTAGTTGTAATCAATGGTCAATTTGCCCGCTTTTAGAGTGTCTTTATCATTGGCTGTTTCGTCATACCAGCACTGGCCGTCAATGATGTACCCTCCAGATTTCAGCTCGCGGAATTTGGCATTAATACCTTCGATAATGTCCCGAACCAACGATGGAGTCAGTGGTTTGTCGATTGCCCACATATGAGCATCAGCCATTGTATCGGCCAGAACTTGTGCGGTACGAGTGTAACTTTCGAACTGGAACAGTGGATCATCTGCACAAGTACGGGAGCCCCAGAAGCGGAAACCATTTTTGCGGATAAGAGTTGTAATACCACTTTTGTTCAACAAATCAGCATCTGTTGCAGTATCTTGCAAATCCCAGAATACATCTGCGGAAAGACCAGTTACGCCATTGACACCAACGTTGGACAGGGTTTTGTGCCAACCGGTTTCTTCATCGATTTTAGCTCGCAGACCCAGTGCACGAGCAGTAGCGTAAGCAATAGCCTCGCTATTGGAAACAGTATCCCAACTCAGGAAGTCAGGCCAGATCAGCATCAGTTCACGCTGACTAAAGTTTCCGCGGTATTTGATAACTTCTGTGATATTTTTACATCCGTAAGCACTGACATAAGCCATTGCTTTCAGTTTCTGTGCAATACTTGCTAGTTCAGTAGCGACAGCCTTTGAGTCCAATCCAGGAACGCCCAGAATGCGAGGTTTTACCCCCAATTGGCTTTGTGCTGCCAACAGGGCCTGCATACCTGTTTTTTTGCCCTCATCAGTGACAGAGCCAATGATGTTGGTAATGGTTTGCTCTTCCGTTTCGCCTTGTGCTACACGGACAACAACAGTAACGGGCTGGGCCTGATCTGCAATAGCTTTGAGTGCCTGATACAATGTACCGGTTTTACCAGCCTTGCCGCTGGCGCTCAATACATCGGTAATCAAGACCGGAGTATTTAATGGGAAAGTTTTTTCGTCTGCATCAGGGGCAGTACATACCATACCAACAATAGCAGTGCTAACTGTTGCAATGGTACGAGTGCCTTCATTAATTTCCTGTACACGGACGCCATGATGATATTCTTGTGCCATATTAGCGGTTCTCCTGTTAAGGTGTTCCGCTATGTTGAAGCATCCTGTCTACTAAATCACGTGATGGGAAATGTGTGGGAGATGATACAAATTGAGTAGTTAATCTACTGATTTTTCTAAGTATTTAACCAGAATATATTTTTAAATAGTGGAGAATTAAACAACATAATATCAACGTTTGTTTTTCCTATTGTGGCTTTTAGTTAAAGAATCTTTTCGTCTATTCTGCTTGTTATATTATTGATATTTATTAGTCAACAACTTATCCCTGAGTATAATTAGCAATTAACCAACCTCTCATTTATCTTTTCAATGATTAATCCCCATTCCATTTCTTATTCTGCTCATAGAATAGTAAGGATTTTCCCCATAGTAGTACTGATATCAACTCTGTCAGTCAAACTTTAAAAATGAATGCCTTATCTATTTAAAATTAAAAAATGACTAGAACTTCTTACACTATATCCTAGCAACTATCCATTTTCCAAATGGCTAATGTGTTACTTTTTTAAATAACTTTAAAGTTCATTTTAAACTTAATTTATTAACCGTTTTCTGCTGATTTCATCAATAAAAATTCCTTCACAATTTTTGCCATGTGTAATCCTATTTAAGCACGCGAAAAAACTATTTTGGAAGAAATT